AAGCAGTTTTTAGCCAATTACGAATGATAATGGCTTACTGCCATCGATGTAATTTGCCAAATCCATTTCCAGTCTCTCCATTTCGGCTTGTGCGTCTGCTTTGAGGGCATCGCCATTTAGGGAAGTACCACCCTGTGGTGTTGAAATAGTTGCAAATTTGCTTCGTGCTTCGCCGAGCATGTATTTGCTAACAGCAAGTGTGTAATCCTTTAGCCACTGCCCGGCATATGGATCACTTAGTAATGCAAAGTCAGGACGTTGATTGTAGATTTGCATTAAGATTTGTTCATCTGTTCTAGGTCTTTGCAAAATAGTTAACTTTTTACTAACTGGGTCAAACTTGAATGCTATAAAACTACCAAACATTTTGCCAACCAGTTCTTGGTAACCTGCAAATGCATAATAGGTGCTTAGTCCGCCCATCTGTGTTGAACTTAATAGGTATGTGTTTGTGTATGCCATATTAAAAGGTTCAAACAGTGTACCACCATCTCCACCACCCGTTCTAGAACCAATTGAACGTCTAAATAGTTCTCTAACTTCGATTACTTCATTTGGTAGTATGTAATCGTTTGTATCTTCTTGAAGTTCTAGTATAGCGTAAGATTCTTCAACAGCGTTTTCACTGCGTTGTCTAAATTTGCCTAGTGCTTTTTCCATTGCTACTTCATAGTGATTAGGATCGAGTTCAATATCGATCATTCCATCACCGAGCATAGTGCGGACGTAGTTAAAAACCTGTTGCTTTTTGGTATCTAAATCGCTCATATAAGTTTCCTATCTTAAACATATTTATTCAATAAATACAATTACTATGCCCAGATTAAGTTTGTACAAACCAGAGAAATCAGCGGACTATCGCTTTATTGACAAGAACGTATACGAGTCTTTTCAAGTAGGCGGAACCGACATATTCATACACAAGTATGAAGGTCCTGTTGACCCAGGTGATAACGCTACCCCGTCACAGCCACGTGGTACTGCTGATATTCCTGAGACAAAAATACAGGACTTGTTATTTTTAGAGAATAGAGATAGAAAATATTCCGACGATGTTTACGTTATTCGTGGAATTTATAATGTCCAAGATTTAGATTTTGATCTAAGCCAATTTGGTATGTTTTTACAAAATGATACAATATTCTTAACATTTCATTTGAACAGTTCAGTTGAAGCATTAGGTAGAAAACTAATGAGTGGTGATGTGCTAGAACTACCACATCTAAAAGACGAATATGCTCTTAATGATTATAGTGTTGCACTCAAGCGTTTTTATGTAATAGAAGATGTTAATAGAAGTGCTGAAGGATTTTCACAAACTTGGTATCCACACTTGCTTAGAGTAAAAGCAAAACCAATTATAGATAGCCAAGAATTCAAAGAAATTTTTGATAAAGATTCGGGAGAAGGTACAGGATCAACAATACGTGATGTACTTTCAACTTACGAAAAAGAAATGCAAATTAATCAGGCTGTGCTTAATCAAGCAAATGAAGATATTACAGGCGATCCTAGTCAACCAGTTATAAGTGGTTATGATACAAAACAGTATTTTGTTGTACCAACAGATTCAAAAGGAAATGTAGATATCAACGATGATGGAAGTAGCACACCTACACTAAAAACAGCAAAAGGTAACTTTTATGTTGGTTACCTTACAGAAAAAGGTGTTCCACCTAATGGAGCACTGTACGGATTTGGTGCCCAATTTCCACAAGCACCAACAGACGGTGAATTTTTCTTAAGAACAGATTATTTTCCAAACAGACTTTTTAGATACAACGGTTCACGTTGGATCAAATTTGAAGATGCTGTAAGAGTAGAAACTCCAAGCAGTGATAATGCAAAAACACAAATTGGTACTTTTGTTAATAACACAAATACAAATAGTATTAACGGTAATACTGTTACTGAACGTCAAGCATTATCACAAGCACTTAAACCTAAGGCAGACAACTAATGCAACACTTTTATGATGGACAAATAAGACGATTTGTAACACAGTTTATTCGTGTTATGAGTAACTTTAGTTACAAGGACAGTGCAGGCACATTACGTAAGATTCCTACCAGTTACGGAAATCTAACACGCCAAGTAGCACACATTATTCGTGATAATTCAGAAAACAAAGTTATTAGTGCGCCACGTATTAGTTGTTATATTACAGGTTTAGAATATGCAAGAGATAGAGTTCAAAATCCTACACATGTAAGCAAAGTACATCTACGTGAAAGAGATTTTGACGAAGCAACCGGAGAATATCTACAAACGCAAGGACCAGGATACACAGTTGAAAGATTAATGCCTGTGCCATTTAATTTACAAATGAAATGCGATGTATGGTCAACTAACACTGATCAAAAATTACAAATTATGGAACAGATGCTTGTGTTGTTTAATCCAAGTTTAGAAATACAAAGCACATCAAACTATATTGACTGGACCAGTTTAAGTTTAATTGAATTAGCAAGTGTAAACTATTCAACCCGTGCTATTCCTCAAGGCGTTGATACAGAAATTGACATTGGTGAACTTACATTTACAATGCCTATTTGGATTACTCCTCCTGCAAAAGTAAAACAGTTGGGTGTAATTGAAAATATTGTTATGAGTGTTTTTGACGAAACTGGTGGAATAAGTGACGGATTAATTGACTCTTTAAGTCCTATTGTAAATTTAGTAGTATCACCTGGAAATTTTGGATTGCTAGTGTTAAACAATACAGCAAGATTACTTGCGCCGGCTGAAGGCGTTACTGAACCAACAGAAGGAAACTTTGAAAGAACAGGAGAACCTGTAAGTTGGTATAAGTTATTAGATCAATATCCTGGCAAGTTTAGAGCAGGACTAAGCACTATACGTTTAGCAAAAGCAGACGGTAATGAAATAGTTGCAACAGCAAGTGTTAATCCAACTGATGATACAGAGATGGTATTAAGTTTTGATAGTGATACTGTACCGGCAAACACAATCTTAACAGACAGCATTGCAAGTAGAGGTACAGTAGATGCTATTATTGATCCACTTAAATTTAATCCAAATTCAAATAGTTTAGCCGCAGGAACACGTTATCTAATTCTAAATGACATTCATCAGCATGTAAAAAACGATAGTTCAGATGCTAACATGAATGCTTGGCAAAATGCTGATGGCACACTACTACAAGCCAGTACAAATGACATTATTACTTGGAATGGTGCAAATTGGGAAATAACGTTTGATGCTGGATCAAATGACGAACGTGCCGATTCTAGTCAGACACAAGACCCTGTCTACATAACTAATACATATACAGGCATACAGTACAGGTACACAAATGCTACTGGTGCTTGGTTAAAAAGTTATGAAGGTGAATATCAAAAAGGGTCATGGCGACTAGTAATTTAGATCATAATATTGTTTGTAGTGGAGCATTATTTTATGCCCGCAATACCAAACGATTTCTTTTCCTAGAACGTACCAAAACAAAAACTGCTGGTCAATGGGGCCTAGTTGGTGGTATGGCTGAAGGCAATGAAACCCCTTGGAAAGCACTAGAGCGTGAAATTAGCGAGGAAGTTGGCAAAACACCACCTATCAAAAAAGTAATACCTTTAGAAATGTTTACTTCAAACGATTCAAAGTTTTTCTTTCACACATACTTGGCTATTGTTGATAATGAATTTATTCCTACACTAAATCACGAGCATAGCGGATATGCGTGGACAAATGTGAATTGTTGGCCTAAACCATTACACGTAGGGTTACGCAACACACTTCAAAACAAATCAATAAAAGATAAACTTCAAACTGTATTGGATTTACTTGTATGAGTTGGTTTACTGATTTATTTGGTCAAGAGTTTGAAACTAAATTAACTAAACTAAAAGATCAAATTATGTGCGATGATCAAGATCACAAAGAACGTGTTAATACTTGTTTAAAATGCGAGCATTATAATAAAAATATGCAGATGTGTCAAAAATGCTATTGCATTGTTCCTATAAAAACAAAAATAAAAGCATTTCACTGTCCCATTAACAAATGGTGATTATAAATCTTTTCTCCGTCAATAATACTACTAATA